CGTGCAGATGAAGAACCGTCAGTAGCATTGTACAGACGTGCAGACTCTACGAAGTATGCACCTTCGTAAGTTCCGATTTCTCCTGCCCAGATACGATCTTGTGCAGATCCATATTGGTTAGGAAGTAACCATCCTGCTGAACCAGTCTCAGCACGAAGGTCGTGTGAAACCTCTGGGTGAATTCCAGTCCAGTATAGAGAACCCTTACGGGCTACAGACTTACCAGCACGTAACTTAGCAACAGCCTTGCGGATGTTTGCTGAAGAAATAGTTGCTGCTGCTGTGATAGTTGCAGTAGATGTTGCAGTTGCACCAGCGTAAATTACGTTGGTTCCGCCACGAAGTTCTGTCATTGCGACAGCATCAATAGAATCTGCAAGGTTGAATGCAATGATATTAGCAATTGCTGGGTCTACATCAGCAAGGCTGAATAGTTCCAAAGCACGTGTTACTAATACTGAGTTACCGTACTCTGCAAGAGTTACAGTAACTGATGTTGGGGTACCGATTGCTACAGAGTCACGCTCTGTTGCTTCGGTTAGCGCAGTTGATTGCGCTGCTAAATCTGCGTATAATTGTAGAACTACGGTTGATCCAGGAATACTCTGCTTTGCAGGACGCTTGTCAGCGACACTACGAATAAGGGGTTCTGAACGCAACGCGAATTCTAACAGTCGATCATACGCTGTCTGTACTAAACCAGCGCCACCAGCGGTTCCGCCGAGTGTTGCTGAGCCTGTACTTGAATAGGCATTAGCCATTGTTCACCTCCAAGGTGATTAAGAATTACTATGGATTGTTTGGTTGACCATAAATAATAGCGTTAAGTTCATCCGCGTTAGCGGCGTTCATAACTCTACTCATTAGGTCCTCTGCCTTATCAGGTGTTAACGCTCCATTGGTTACTACATCTATTTGTCGCAAGTTTGCGATGTCTCTCTGAGATAATTCGGTTGTTTTTTGTGGAGCCTGAATGCCAAACACGTCACCGTGTTGTTCCAGCCACCCCGATATTGCGTCTTCTGACGCTTCTAAATCAGCAGGTATAAATGAGGCAATTTTCTCATTAACGCCCTTTTGGGCAAATGTGTCTTTTATAATCCGCTCACGCTGAGCCTTGGTAAGACTTCCAAGATTGGTTTCCAGATCCTTGATTTTTTTCTCCTGAAGCCTGTTGGCTTTACGAAGTTTCTTTACAAGGTCCGTATCAGAATCGAATGTAGTTAAATCCACATCGTCTTCATCATCTTCCCAGTCGTTATTTATGTCGCGGTTGTTGCTCATAGCAACCTCTCCCTTTTTTTGTAGTTGTCGCACGCCGCAATCAAAATGGGGGATTTTGATCGGTTCGTACTCTCGGTCTTATACGCTGCTCTGTGCCGATAGGTCAGTGCAGGAATCTAGTTATATCTGTCCAGCGGTTGAATAATTACTTCCAGCAACAGTTTTACCAGTGTATTGACCTGATTCTGCCTGGAATGATCTTGTCTCTAGTTCTTTAAGTTTTTTGATTCTGAGTGATTCTATTCTATTAAATTCTTGTTGTTCGAGTTCAGATTGAATAGTAGATAAAGTGCCAGCATTAGTACCTTCATAAATATTAGATACACCTACTGTAGGTCTTAACTCTCTACCTATAGTATTATATACTTCACTAGCCTTATATTGGCTTTGTGCTTCATTATAACCCTGTGCTGTAAGTTCAGCACCTAGTTTTTCAAAGTTAGCCTTATTGAAAGTAATACCAGTGTTTGCTCTACGTACTGCCTCAAATGATAACGCAGCAGTATTAAAGTTCTGTTGCATCTTTTCCATGCCCACATTTGGATCTAAATAGAAGTCAGTTAAATCAGCATTACTGCCTATATATCCTAGTTGTTGTAAATTGCTAATTACTAGTGGATCAGCATTAACCGCTGCTAAACGAGCCCTATTAGCATTCTCATCTAGCGTTGCTACGCTGATGTTGTTCTTAAGATATTTCTGAATATACTCTTGGCTAGCAAATTTATCACTTAAGTTGTATTTAGTTTTAGTTGCCTTATATCCTTCTACAGTATTAAATAAATCTTTTGCAGCAAGTTTTGTAGTAAGTCCCTCATTGTAAAACCCATAAGTACTATAGAATGGGGAAGTTAAAACACTACCAGTTTTAGTAGTAAAATCTTTATTGTTTAAGTATATATCTACAGCAGATTCTTCGCTTAAACCATCTTTAAGTAAAGCCTGTAGGAAGGTTGTTGATCCCTCTACTATTGATGCTGAAAGACCTGCAGAGATTAACATAGATTTAAGAACCTGTATGTTTGTGGTTCCTGTTACTGTTTCTTCTGCTCCCGATAGATCTGCTTCAAAAGTTACAGAAGCAATACTACCATCTAAATTATAATTAGTTACATTGTATCCTAGTAATTTACCATTAGCGCCATATACTGGAGTTCTTGTACTTGGTCTTGATTGAGTACCACCACTACTAACTCCACCACTAGTAGAGCCACCAAGTGCTTCTACCCTCGATTGTATTCCTGCAAATGTGTCTGCTATTGCTTTAGCATCTGCTGCTATTTGTTCACGTGATTTTGCTGCAGGGATAGGAGTCTTAGTAGGTGGAGTTTGATTTGTTGGCCTTGTATTAGCCCCAGGACTTCCATAAACATTAATAGTTTGTGTTGGTACAGTAGGTTTAGCGGCAGGTTTAGCAGCAGGCTTTACACCTAATGATGATAAAGGATCGTACTTAGTAGCCATTATCTACCTAATCTCTGTTTAATTAAACTACCAACTGCAACTGCTTGATTAATTGCATCAGGAGCAGTAGCAGAACGTGGATCGTTTAGCCATGCTTGTTTCATCTCAAATTCATTCATTAAACGATAGTTTCCTTTGTCATCTTTAAAGTTAAGAGCATTTTTAATAAATTTATCATCAGCAGATACATTACGGCCAGAGGCTTTCTGAAGGAAAGAAAGAATAGGTTTAGAGTAAGTTGCAACATCTTCACCAGCAAGTAGTTCAGCCTGAAGACCAAGATATTGCTTAGATGCCACACGGCGTTGTTGATTCTGATAATCAGTCAACATTTGAGTAGAAACTTTATCGTCACCCTGACCAATTATATTAGCAATTAAACTTGATACTTCTTTAAAATCAGGTTCAGCAAGAAAGTTATTTTTGTGCGTAGTTACTATACTGTCATATATAGCCTTTGCAGTTCCACCAAGATTTTCACTTGTGGCTACACCAAAGTTTTTAGAAAGGTAATTAGCCAAGAATTGTTGTTGTTCTTTTTCTGTAAATCCTTCGTCACCAGTAACTGTACTACTTCTAGTAACTCCACCTGTAGTAGTCGATGTTGTGGTGCTCATAGATTTTTGTTTTTTAGCCTCAGCATTGTAAAGATCCATAAAAGTGTTTATTTGATTCTGCGCTGGAAAGGCACCAAAAGCCTGATAGTAAGCATTAGATAGGGTAGACTTAGCATCACCTTTATCTATCAATCTTATAGCGGTAGATATATTCTTGCTAAAACTAGGAACAGTCTTATTCTTGTTAGCATATAAATCTTTTAGTTGAGTTAAGAAGTCTGTTCCATTTTGAAGTGCTATACGAGAAACTGATTGAATAGCATCTACGTCTTTATTACCCAATGTACCACGAGGAGTAGTGTCAGCAGACAATCCACTTTCTCTAAGTAAGGCTTGAATATAATCTAGTTGATTAACAAATCCAGGAGGTTGGCTTTTAACGTCTGCACGATTGTTCATTACCCAATCACGGATAGCATATGAATATGCGGCAGGATTGGTATAAAGTTGAGACTTTAACTCAAATGCATTACGGGCTTCATCTGCAGCAATTTGACTCGACTTAGATGTACCTTGCTGTGGTCCTGTTTCATTTGCCAATTTATTATCCTACCTTAACTAGTGAAGAAAATACTCCGTAGTACATACGAGAAAATGCTGGGTTTTGAATCATTAACTGAGTAGCAAGGTTATCCAATTTTTTAGCCTCTTCCTGTGCGTACCAAAAACCACTACCAATCTTAGGATCAGCGGTAGTTCTTACTTCTTGTAAATACTCTTCTACTTGCTTGTAAGCATCATAGAACTCTTTAGTTTCTTTGTATACAGGAGATTCTTGGAATGCTGGCTCTTGTAAAGCCTTCTCAACAGATGCTAACTTGTCCTGTGCAGTTCCAATATCAACGTTCATAACTGGAGCACTGCCACCAAATTTATCATTTAACTCTATGATTTTTTGAGCACGCCATACATCGCTATAACCCATATCTGCTTGTTCTACTGATACTTGAGATACAGCCATCTGGTAAACAATGTTTTCTGCGTACTTCTCTAACTCTTCAGGACGTAATACACGACGACGACCTGTAGCCTTTTGCCAGTTGTAGTAAGCAGTCGCTGCTTCTCCACCAGGGAAAAAGTAAGGAACAACATCTCCAGTTGCGGTTGCATACTTTTCTGCCACACTAGGATTGTTATTTAAGAAATCCCAAGCGTCACCAGTACCACGAACACTACGTGTAGATCCAGCAAGGATAACTAATAGGTTCTTAATACCAAATGTATCGCAAAATTCTCCTACTGCACCAAAATAATCACCAGGGTGATTCTTGGTTATTTGCTCAAAGGCACTATAAATAGCAGTTTGGTTTCTTAACTTTCCATCTATGTCCTTAGCAAAGACTTCCTGAGAAGGAGTTGCTGGAGCAATAGATTGAAATAGAGCAGTCATAAAACCAGTTGCTCTGGATAAACCACGAGCATCATTAAATAATTGATTACGTTCAGCATCATTTGCTAATGGATTATCTCCATAGTTACCAGTAGATGCTAAGTAAGAAGCCCAGTCTTTTACGCCACGCTCTACCTGAGTATCGTTATTGATTGCAAGTAGGAATGATTTTTTAAGCCACGCAGGTAAAAGGAAGTCCTGTATACCACTTGGTTCTCCAAATGGGAATATAGTACTTCTTAAAGCATCCCATTGAGGACCAAACGCTTTTGATTTACCACTTGCTGCATATAAGAACTGTCCCATTGGGCCAATACCAGGAACCGCAGGATTAACTGCTCCGAAAACAAGGTTTAATGATTGGACTGGTGCTGTAATTTGTAATGCTTGGGCTGTATCAATATTCTTGCCAGCCAATGCACCTATAATACTACCAGCCAATGGGTAACGAAAACGTTGTTCACCAAATTCATCTTTATAAAAGAAGCCTTCATTTTCTTCATACTTAGTTGCAGTTGCATCATAGATAGCACTGGCACCAGGTTGAGTTAAGGCATTGTAACCACGACCAAGTTTATAGAACTGTACTGGATTCTGTTTTACAAGTTGACTCCATTTGTACATAGTATTAAATTGTGCCTGGGCGAAAGGGAATATTATTCTCATAGCATTGGCATACTGACGTTGTTTAGAAGCGTCATAGAATAAATCTTTAGTATATTTAGATGCCTTAGTAGCAGCCATAGAGTTCATGGTGTCTAGGTCAATACCATTAGTAACTGATTTGCCTTTCTTACGAGAAGCAATTTCTTTATTAATTGCACGTAGAGAGGGGTGACGTCGAAGGCTTATATTTTTACCATTGATAGTTAAAGGTGCTAGTGATTTTTTAGCATTAACTAAAAGAGCATCTAAAGCATCATCATTAACCATATTAACATAACGACCTACGTGATCCCAATATGACATGCGGAACTCTGGTGAGAAGTTAACAACATTCTCTACCTTAGTT